TTATTTAATAAATTACTATACACTGGTTTCAATAGATATTCATTTGCACCATTTTCTAAACTACGATGAATGATATTTGAATCAGACATACCACTTAATATACATATAGTACCTTTGAAATTAGTGCGTTTAATTTGTTTTAATAAACTTAAACCAGATATGTTTTCTCCTAGATTAAGATCTAAAAAGATAATATCTGGCTTAAATTCATTAATTTTAGATAACGCTATTGTAGGGTCATTAATTAGCAATACCTCATATTGCATACTTTTAAGCATTGCCCCATACAAAACCAAATCGTTTGGGTTATCGTCCACAAATACTATTTTTTTATTTTTCATAGCTAGCTAATTTATTTGTTATTGAAAATACAAAATCCTCTAAAATAGAGTTAATGTCGCAATTTAAACTAGTAAGATTATCAGTATAATCTATACCAATAAATCCAATTAAATAACCTGCACTGTTTTTTATACCACGATAGCATACTACTTGAACGCCTTGTGATTTTAATAGCTTACCAAATAATTCATTGCACATTGTACTTATTTGTGAACAAGTGGCATTATCTTCCTTTAACTTCTGTAAAAAGCAAGGATGCTGAGAAAGTAATAAATGTTGCCGATTGGTAACTTCATTACTTATCCCAGCTCTAACTTCTTCGTATGAACAACTAAAGTATTGAGGATGTTGGTCAGGGTGAAATTGGTATATATATGCTCTATCTCCATTGGTAATTGCTAATAATCCACCTAGCATACCATGTATCTCACCATCTATTGTAATTCTATCATTAATTATTTTATATTTATTGTTTTGAGCAGACTTAACTTTCTTTCTTTCTACAATTATAGCACCTGTTGCTGCTATAACAGCTGATCCCAACACAGCAATTGCACTTATTATATTAGGCGTTACTTCTGAATTGTTCATTTGTATATTTAATTTTATGTTTGTACCATAAACCCAATTAAATAGAAATATTCTTCATCGTCATATATATCCATTGGTATATCAGTAATTTTTACTTTAGCTATACTTGGAGCAATAGATGAATCTATTTCATCGTTCAGATATTCTTGAAATTTAGCTTCAGATGCTTTAACCTTTTCAATTACATCTTTGTATTCAATGTTCAATGCCTCTTGCGCTTTGACAAATTCTTTATATTTATTGTCATCTATATCTATCATTGTAGTTCCAGACTTAGGATCTACTTTTACTTGATCTTCAACATTAGTTTTATTGTTTACATACTTGTTGTGTAGTTCAGATTGCTTTGTATAGTATTCTTGGTATCCATCAATTTTATCAATGTTCTCCATAATTACATTATACAATGGCTCTAATCTACTTTTGTTAACACCAAGTGCAAATTTTAGTGTATGATTTCCATTCTCTTTTGGTAATTTTAATTTGTTAAAATACCTAATAAAATTAAAAACATCTCGTCTTGTCATAATTAATTACTTTTTGTTTAACTTACATCATTAGTAATCTGTCCTTAAATTTATACAATAAAGTACAGATTTGCAAGTATTTAAGAAAATAATATAGTATTTTTTTTATATTTTTTTTTTCATTACTTACTTTCTGTACTTTATATCTAAATTCAACAATACAAATATTCAATTATTTTGCCTTTGAAGACTTTGCTTTTTCAATAATAAGTTCTACTGACTTAATAATAATTAATAAGACACCTTCAATAATAGCACTTTCTTCTGGCGTATTATCTACCAATGGAGTTTTAATGTATTTACTTAAGATAAGAGATAATGTTGTAACTTCAGTTTCTAGCTCATCTACAGTAATTACATTATCATCAAATATATTTACTATAGATTGATTAAGTTGAACAACATCTTCTTCTGGTAGCTTAGAAATAAGTTTACTATCAATAAATTTAAGTATAAACCTAAATACTAACCCATCAATAGGTTCTGCTATTCCTGCTTTTACAACATGATCTAAATAGCTAACCATGCTATCCATTGCATCATTACTAAAATTTGCCATATTACTTTCGTTTAATTAGTTTATTTATATTATTTTTCCCTTTGTACATATAATGTACCCACCCTAAAGCAATTACTATTTCAGACGTTGTCTTTAAAATAACATTTAATGTAGGGGGTAATTTATCTCCAAATAACTCATTGGCAAAGTATATAGCTGTACCAATCTTTGTTTTATGCCCATCTAAAAAGTTCCAAATGTTTTTAAGTAGTTTACCTATTTTATTAGGTTTTTCATTTTTAGGTGTATCTGTCATTCTACAATATAGTTAATGTTAATAATACTTGGTTTAAGGTGAATAGTAATAAAATACTACTTTTTAAGTGACTTGTTAATTTGTTTTTGCATACCATTATTTAACTTTTCAATAGTTTCATTCTTCATTGGTTCATCTGACTTCATAGATAAAAAATCATCTTTTAACTTATCTTTATTAACCTCATTAAATAAAGGTACTGCTTTACTTAATTTCAATTTGAATCTATGACGTTTCTTTCTATAATTTATCATTTGCTAGTTGTTTTACTATATCATACGATATATCATTATACTCACTTTCTTTTTCAGTTAATCTATACTTCATTGATGTTCCATTAAACTCATCTGCCCATATCATACCTGTACATGGGGTATACATAGACAATGATTTATTTACATCAAAATTACGATCTTTTAATAACAATCTAATTAGTGTATTATATTCACTAACATTGCGTAATAATAAATTACGTGTTAATTTACTACCTCCACAGTATGCCATAATAGAACTTAAAAAAATAGAATAAGATGGAGTAATGAAAGCATTGACTAATTTATACCACCACCTTGTATTCAATTTCATTAAATGTTCATTATAAAATTTATGTGATAACGTCATTATACTAGAAGGCTCAGTTTTCCATATCCATTGTTTATTAATTGTATCAAAATGCCAATATGGAATACTAGGGTCAATAGATAATAATTCCTCTATACTATAACTTACATTAAGCCCAATTAATCTACTTGCTAATTTCGATATAGCAATTATAGGTAACTGAGTTATTGTTTCTAATAAATTATAAATAAACAAGTTAACTCGTTTATTTTTACCTGAAATACCTTTACTCCAAAACCATAGAGTAGGGGTCATTCTGAATCGTCTACTTAATCTATACGGTATTCTATCTATAATATAATTCAATTTATCTGTATTACCTTTAATGTATAATGCACTAACCGCTAATATAAATTGATCTCTAGAAAAATCATCTTCTCTATATCTAAATGGTGCTCTTGCTCCTTGCACATACATAGCCTTTTTATTAATCATTCCAAATTCCCGGAAGGAAGAAAAAATGCCCTCCATTAGTTTGCTATCACCGTATGCAATGTATGCAAGTGAAGTTCTATACAAACCATCCCCTATACCTAAATCATTATGGCCATGTTGTGCCATATATTTTAAATCTACATTCCAATAATTGTAAGTATAGGTTACATTACTATTAAACATAATTATCTAGTTTTATAAAGATTGGTTAAGTGCGCTCTACCATTTGATATACCTAAATCTCTAATTGCAATCAATGAAGTAATTGCATTTCTTAAATCACCAAATGTTACTCCTTGCCCTACATCAACAGTATCTTCTACTAAAGACACACCACACGCAAAATAATAGTTTTCTAAATCAGTTACTTTGCTCATAAGGTGATCATATAAATCAATACATTGTTGTACTTTTGCATTTGTTGTATTAATTGCGTTGTCGTGCATATTATTTAATTTTAAGTGTTTATAATGTATGGTATAAATTTTGTTTCATCTGCTGGTTTAGTAGCAGGTCTTTCATGTACAGTAATCCACTCGTACTCTCTTATATAACTTGCATCATAATCTGCTAAATACATCTTAGTTCCATCAGGTTTAAACATTATTCCATAAATTTGTTGTCCCACTAATAACGTTGTATATGTTCCACCTAAAGTACTTAAATCATGTGAAGTTGTCATATTACGTTGATATAATCTATCACTTACGATAGTTCTACCTATGTATAAATTTTGACCACTGTTACCTATATACAAACCTCCACTGTACGCATAGCCAGTTGCAACTTGTTGTTTATTAGTAAAATCTAATGTACTTAAATCACCATTAGTATTAAATTCTATTTTAGTTATTTTATCTGATACCGAACCAGTTATATAAACTTTAGATAGATCACTTTCTATATGAAATCCATTAGCACCTATATCTATTCCATCAACGGATACTTTAGAATCTTCTGTAATTGTAGTAATGTCACCTACCGTGCCAAATTTAAATTTTATTATATATCTAATACCACTAATTTCAGTTAAAGTATACATGTATTTATCACTGTCAAATAAATACAGATCACATACAAAAGTCGTACCTGAATTTACTTGCTTCCAATTATATGTAGCAGTTGATAAATCCCATGGAGTACTTAAATCGTATTGTTTTATATAAGAAGCAAGACTTACATACATTATATTACCACTTGAATTAAACCCTAAACCATAAGGACTAAATCCTAAATTATAGTTATATGTTGCAGTTGCTGTTGTTAAATCCCACATAATTATATATCAAATATTAAAGTTACTACTACGTCAGTTGCATATTCAGTTGGTACAGAACCATACTTACAAAATATAGATATAATATCTCTATCAGATAACACATTAGTGGAAGAATTAACTCCATTGAAATAACGTAACATATTACCTGTAGTTGCGTATGCTGGAACAGTAGTAAACAAGGAAGTGTAAGATTCGCTAGATGCTTCTCCTGGTGTACTGCATACATCAATATATAATGTATATTCTTCATTACGTTTGCATTTAATATACATTCCAATTAATCTTAACCCAGCCATATCAGGAGATATATTAAACTGTGCTACTGATTCATAAGATGTTCCTACTTCTAAAGTACCACCAATTGTACTTAATTGTATATTAACTGCTTTATTTATCTTTACTGTACCACCATTAGAATAAATTTCAATATCTTCACCTTCACTTTGATATATTCTACTTGGCGAAGATGAATTATTAAAGTATAAGGAATCTCCTATAAATATATCTGTTGATAACCACAGATCGTGAAATTTATATGTACTTGATCCAAGTGTATAACTATCGGTAGTGCTAGGTAATATATGCCCACCTACTGTAGTTAATCCACTAACCGTTAGTGTGCCATTACTAGTTAATGACGTACCTGCTGTAATTGTTCCACTTGCTGAAATAGAATTAGCTATTGAGGGGGCTAATCCAATGCCTAATCCATTTGAATTAAATACAGCAACTATATCATTATCTATTTCAATATTAAACGAACTATCCGGATCATCTACCAGTAAATTAATATCACCATAAGTACATATATCAATGTTTGCAAATAGACCGGTTATATATCCTTTTATATAAGTGTTTACCCCAGTATCCCAAGTTATTGGATTATTATCACTAATTGATAAGCGATTAATATTTATTATCCCATCTAATATAGAAAAATCAGACGTTAATGCACCTCCTTTACGAGTATATATAATATATCCACCATCCTCACTATCAGTTGTACCGTCTCTTACAATACTCAATGCTTTTGCATATTCTAATTTAGTTCCACTTAGATTACTTGCAACATAATTTAAAGACATAAATGTAGAAACAGCACTTGCATCGTTGGATATTGTTAAATCTCCTCTAACGTCTAACAATGACACTGGGGAAGTTGTATTTAATCCTGTATATCCATTTACATTATTATAATATATAGTAGTTGCTGCTAATGAATTTAAGTTGTTAAACTGTACATATCCATCTGTTCCACCTGCAATTACTGTAGTTAAATATCCAGCTAAACTGTGATCTCCCCATCCATAAGCAGTATCCCAATTACTTACATCAGTACTGGTAATTCCATCCAATATCGTCTTATTTGTATGTGAATGTAAATCACTATGTGTATGGTCACCTTCAGATACTGTATCAGCAGTTGTACCAAAGTTTTTATTAAACGCAGTATTTCTAATTAGTAAGGGTTCATACTCACCATCGTGATTATGCCCAACTAAAGAATACAATTCACTGTGATCTCCCCAACTGTACGCACTATTCCAATTAGATATATTAGTTGTAGTAATTCCAGCTGCTGCTGATATTTGAAAAACAGGGTCGGTTTCTGTATAACTTGTAAGATACCCTACACTTGCATGATTGCCCCAACTATACGCACTGTTCCAATTAGTAATATTTGTAGAAGTAATGCTATACGCATCAGATGCAATAAATACTGGGTCAGTTTCACTATATGAGGTTAAATAGCCTACACTAGAGTGATCTCCCCATTCATAAGCAGTATTCCAATTAGATTGGCTAATGTTACTAGGTAGAGAATAACCTGTGGAAAATGATATAGTTATTGTTCCAGAAGAAGTTATTGGTGACCCACTAACACTAAATCCAGTAGGAGTAGATATACCAATTGATGTAACTGTACCAGCATTATTAGTATAGTTATGAGTATGAGAAGTAATTAATCCAATTAATACATCTTCTACATCACTCTTTGATAAAGCAACTACCCCTGTTCTAGTATTAAACGACGTTACTTTTGTTCCAGTTAAATACCCTAAGTCATTAGTAAACGTAGATATTGGTAAAGAAATTATATGTTTTTCTGTGAGTAAAACACTATCACTACTACCAGTTACATCACTACTACTATGCACAGATATGTCATCTAACCAATTAGATGTACCTATTCTAGACAATAACCTTTTATCTCCAACGCTTGAATTGGTAGACGTTATATCTAATATATCAATTAAGTTTCGTATATACATAATTAAAAATTTGTTGCAACCATTGGACAAAGCCAATGATTTAATAATGAATGTTTAGGATGTATATCATAGTCTTCTACACTAGGTGAAGATAAATCTTTTATATTTACTTTTATGTATAATAGTTTATACATTCCTAATGTTGTAAGTTTTACACTAGCCCCAACTATAATATAATTTCCGTCAGAAGATAGTTCATACGTGCATTGTACATAATCGCTTGGGGGAATAGTATTAATTAATGTGTCTAAGCTAGGTATATCTATTCTAGCATTTGTATAAACATTATATACAGTCAATTGTAAATGATTTGGATAATCTTGACTTTCTTCATAACAATCAAAATATCTACCTAATAATATATTACCATTTGCCCCTATATTATTACACACAGGTACATAATACATTAATAACTCAGGATGATCATCAACAATTATACAATCTTCAAATGTAATTCCATAATTAAAAGTTAAATATATTCTAGTTTTAGTTGTAGCAGTTACCCCCTTATAATTATTAGGTATGTGAAATCCACAAAGTATTCTGCCATTAGATGAACTAGTCCAATATATTTGTCTAGCTTCATAGGAATCATAGTATATATAATACTTGCCATCAATTTCCTCATAATAACTAATATCAAATGGCAAATCACTATTTATCCTATCTGTTATATCAAAGAATGTAGCACCATAATTATAACTTAATTTAACTTGTATTCTACAAACTGAATAATAAGGGTCAAGCTCGTATTCATCTACAGTTTCAACTTTACTATATATTATTACGTTCCCACTTAAACCAGATATGGCAGCACCTTTCCCAACGTGCATGGATATTGTATAAGGATAAACACTTATTCTATGAATAATAGATGATATTGAAAATACACAGTTACCACACCAATAAGGTCGCTCGTTGTAAGTGGTGCTATCAATTATAATTTCACTAAGTATAGAATGACTAATAAAATCATATCTCATTACTCTTAATGTGTATACTCCATCTGAATCAGTGCAAGTATATAATAATGATTCTACTGTATCTCCAACTCTAGACGCAACTGAAATTAAATAAGGTAACTCATTACCAGATTTAATTTCTGTTTCCTCTTGATCAGGATTATTATTAGCATACTTACGCAATATGTTTAAGTTTCCACTTGTAGGTGAACCATACGTATAATATAAATTATGATTATTACTACATACAATAGTATATTTGTCATTGTGATTAGAATCTAATTTTACAAAATTACCCCCATATCTATTCAATATAGATAAATCCCTATCAGCAGCTACCATAAAAGATAAAAATATTTGGCTATAGGAATTTATTTCTATATTAGGTGAGGTAGATTTATTTAAAATTAGCTTTTTGTGCCCACCTTTTATATCACTCATTATGCTATATAATAATTGGTTACGAATATAATATCTCTTGCAAATCCATTACCTTCAATAGTAAAGGTAGATTGCCCTTCAATTGTATGAACTCCAGCAGGCTCAATAACTATTACATTATTATTATCACTACTGCTAATATCTTTTATTTTCCATACTCTAGCTTTTCCATCAGCGGTTAAATCAGGAAAAGTCAATGTTATATTACCACTTGTTTTATCTACTAATATTACTTTAGTATCACTATCTATTGTTGAACTAGTACTTACTGATTGAACTTTGTTTGTATCAATTGCATATTTAATTACATCTGCTGTTGCTAAATAAGAATCTGTGTAATCTATATATAAACTACTAGAAATTGCATACCCATCATTTAAAAAGCAACCGCTTGTACCATTCCAACTTGGCACGTATCCATTGGTAGATGTCATTGTTCCCCCCAGTAAGGAAGAAAAAACGATAGATGTTCCAGTGCTATTTACCCGCATAAACGTATCTTTATATGCAGAATAACTACTTGGAACATCAAGTAACTCAGTTATGCTTAAACCATCTTTTTTTAATTCACCTGATTCTTGACTAATTGTAACCAAATAAATAGGAGATGCTTCTATACACATTATTTGTATATAGTTTAAATGACCTGGATAAAACGACCCTGATACTAGTTTTGCATAACTTGGTAACGCAATATCATCTCCTACACCATTTGACGTATATTGTAAAGTATATATTTTATTTACTATCGGATTAACTATATTAAACGTAATTAACGAATTAGCATTGCAAGTAACCTTTTCTAATTCATAACTATCAAAATTAATAGTAAGTGTAGTATTTCCAGCTATTAACGTAGTGTTCTTATCACGTTTGAATCCATATCCTGTATCATTTAAACTATTTTCTATTGAGCGAGCGCCAATGTATGACACCTCTCCTATAGAACCTAAGTCATTAGGTATTAAATATGCAAATAAATGATTTAATGTAACGCTTCCACTATCTAATAATATATCTATTGCGTTTACATGATTAGTAATTAAATAACCTTTATAGTTACCAATTATATTCGATTCCCCATCATTTACTATATGCCCATCATTTACATATACACTGCCATTAAATATGCCACACGACCCATATACATATAATTTATATGGGTTAGTTGTATTCACAGAAGCTATTCCAATTGCAACTGAATCAGAAACAGTAGTGGGATATATCCCATATTCATTTTTGCTCCAATATACATCTGGAAGAGTTGGCAACCAATCATCTATATCTACCCATTCAAATAATTGAACACTACCATCTGCAATATAACTAGACAATACTAACTTAGTAGAAGTAGTATTAGGTGGCAGACACCTAAATTTATTTCTACCACCTTCACCACCTAATCTATAATAAACTAATCCATGATCAGCTAAATTATTTATATCAATAGATGTAATTAATTCAGTTGTTGCTCCCTCTATTGGATCATAAATAGATGTGTATAGATACGATTCTTTCGCATATAAATGTAAGGTATTTGAACCAGCTATATTAACTGGATGATCAACACTAATATTATGTAATGTAATTAGCGAATGTACATACATAGTATCCCTTTCTTATTATAATCTAGTTGGGTCAAATATTAATGTAACCCTAAATATTTCTCCCGCTGAAGGAGCATTGCTAAATGCTATATCTACTGTATCTACACTAACTCTTGTATCACAAGTTATTGTTTCCCATACGTTGGGAGTAGTACTACTTTTACGTTGAACAATAGGCAATAAATAATCACTGCTATAAGTAGTTATATTAAAAGTAGTTGATATAGCCTTACTTGAAACATATTCTCCACCAACTAAAATAAAATCAGTAGATACTAATTCATATACACCAATTGACCCATTATAATAATTATATGTGGAATTTTGATAATTAGCAAGTAAAAAATAAGAACTTATTGCAGACACAGTAGCTTTACCTGCAATTATCTCATCTCCAGCAGTATCAAATAATGCTACATTTCTAGCACCAGTTAATGATAACGTGCTAACGTCTGATACAGTAGCTTGTAAAAATACTTTATTTATCGTTCCTGTTTCTGTTACACGAATACCACTATTTGGACTTGCCCCAATACCTTCTAATACATCAATTAAATAACCTGCTGTTTTACCAGAAGAAGCAGCAACTAATTCGTCAGTATTTTCTGATAAACTTATCCATGACATAATACCTGCTGTAGTAGATGATAGAACTTTACCATTAACAGAAGGATATGCGCTAGGTAAATAATAAGTTTGATTAGCAGTTGTACTTTGTGTAGTTAACTCTACATAATGCTGAGTAGCTTCTCCACTCAATAATGCTAATTTACCAGCAGTACCTACTATTCCTAAGGGCAAAGATGTACTATGTAAAAACTCACCAACTGTTCCACTATCCCAAGTAGCTGCAAAAGCAGGCCTATAAATCTTACCTTTTTGCCCAGTTACTTCAATTGGTAATCCACTATCATTAGTTCCAATTATTCTATATATGCCTTTATCTAAACCATACTCAATTCTAATATTGTGTATGCCTGTATCAGAATAAGTAGTTTTTACCCAATTATCAGTAGAAGATTTTAATATCCTAATTTCATCCCCATCTGCAACTGTATTAGTAGATGAATCATCTGCACCTACAAATAAATCATAACTGTATGATGAAATTAATTCAGACACCGTTATCTTCTTATGTTTTGGAGTAGGGTCTACTTCACTTACATCATACACAACAAGATAGTCTGTATCTGCTACAGTAGATAAAGAGGATAATTCATTAATTGCCAATTTAAATGTATCTACATCTAATCTAACCCCTTCTGTAGCAGTGTAACTAGTAGCTATATCATTAGACTGTAATACCCATTCTGAACCATTATATGTCAAACGTTGATTAGTTATGTCTGGATCAGCACTATCATTATCTACAAATGTAGTAGCACCAACTCTATACATAATTTCACCCGCTGCACTTTCTTCTATAAAATCTTCTACCTTACTCCATGTAATTGTACTACCGCTTATACTAGCTTGTACAATCCATTTACTATATGTATCAGAACTATTCCTACATAATATATAATCTCCATCTACAACAGTATGGCCGTCTATTACAGCTGGTGAAGCAGTAGGTAAAGCTGCTCCTACATTATCAAATACTGCTACAACAGGACGTAGGTAAATAACGCCAATTGTTATTGCTCTTTCTACAAAAGCAACTGTTGCAATTGCCATATCTACTCCTGCAATTAAATCAATATAAGGGGTAGCACTAGATGAATATATTCTTGCTATACCATCCCCCTTTGGGTTAAAGTACATATCTATACTAGTACCTCCACCATTAGATGAAAAACCTACACCTTTATATTGATCAAGCGCAGATGAATTTCCATTTAAAACACTTATGTAATTATCTGAACCTGCAACTGGATTTGGAAAAGATAATTGAACATTACCATTTTTATCACGTATGTCTAACGGATTAATGAATATTAAATCACTTCTATATTGCATAACATTTATTAATTTGCAGTTAATATTCCATCGAACGGATGTCTAGCATATAATCTAAACGTCGATGTGTTAATTTCTTTATATTCTAATTGTACACCTACACCAGTAGATGTAAATACTTTATGTGAAGGATATTTACTCCCAGTATGCACTACCTCAATATAATACTCATTATATGGTTTATCTATTTCTATTTCCCAATCAGCAATTACAAATGATACAGTATGATTAAAATCATCCACACCATAACTAATAGGATGCCATTCACCATCATACCATCTATATTTTACTATAGTATCTCCACTTCTAACTGCATCTAATATTAAACACTCCAAACCATTTGGCAATCTAATAGATGATAAATCATACATATCCTCCAATGTATTAACAACCGTTCTATTATCTATTAAATTAGCACTGGTAATATGAAATCCAGTAACTAATGGTATGTATGGTGCGTATGCAGTTACTCTGGTCATAGTTTAAATTCTATTACTAAAGGTTCTATTATTTCATGTAAGTCTAAACTTTTAACTACTGTATAAGATGTAGCCCCTTCTAATGTAGCAATGTTAACAGTATAAGCAGAAACATCAAACTCATGTATTGTATTAAACGCACTTTGTATAATACTACCTAATACTCCCCATTCAGTTGGATATACAAAATATATATATTCTCCTTCTGTAACATAACCTTCTGTCTTAATTGGTAAAGACCTTGCCATATCAGTATTAAGTAATGAGAGTATTTGACTTTCAGTTAAACTATCGTTAATGCTAACACCATAATAATAAGGCTTGTTTTTAACGAATACATTTGGTCTACTCATATCTACTAACGGATTAACTTCTTCTGCTATACATCTAAAACAATTCAATGCCTCGTTATAATTATCTAAATTATAAATTTGATTTTCTGGTATAGTAGGATTGATAATACTGTATATATTTATATCATCTTGCACCATAACTTTAAATAACAACCATGCGTTATATGCAGCAATTTTCTTACCTTTTATACCTCTACCATACTTATCTTCTTCTCTCCACTCATCAGCAAACAATGCTTCATACTCCTCAATATAGGAACTCATGTGTGATACATAAGTAGTAATATCTCTTAACGTAATTGAATAGTTATCAAATATCATAATTTATAACGTATTTAGTGCTTCTAACGATAGCATTGTTTAGTCTTTCTATTTCAATTTTAATTAACGGGTCTTCTGGGTCAAAGGATTCCACTAGTATAAACTCATTGTTTCCTACAAATGCTAACGCTAAGTGGGAGAGTAATGTAAAATCATATATAGTATTGTTTTCACAAGGGTCACAACCATTTTCACAACAAGTACATAATATATCTTTTGCGTAAGTACGTAATTTATATTTAATATACTCGTAATTCAAATGACCATAACTCCACTCTGCTACAGCATCAGCCGTATATAAATAGAAATTATAGACACCATCCACTAACATATTATAAATATGAGTATCACTAGGAGAGGATGTATGTTTTATTTCCCATTGATTATTTTCATCTAAATATTTAACAACCAATGTTACATCTTCATCATGTGAAAATTGTACTTGTTTTGGTGTAAGTAATTGAGCTATCATTATATCCTATGTGTTTTTAAATCAATACTTTGCTCTTTTTTAGCAGCTTCGTAGGTTTCACTTTTTACTGATAATAATATTTTACTTATAGCGGATTCTACTATTGAATAGTGACAAGTATAAGCTAAATCACAAGAAATATTATAATTTACGTTAACTTCTCTAGGTATGCGTAAATAAGTTAATGTTAGGGTATGAACAGTAAACGCATTGTTATGATATACCTTAACAACATTATTATTAATCGTTGCGTATGGTGTAGTAGAGGAACTAAATGTTCCTCCAATTGATAATGAATCCAATACATCGTTGGATACTACCATACATTGTACGTATCTTAGTCTAGCTATTGTAGAACCATTTGTAAAATCAACAAATGTATCTTTTACACAAGTAAATACCTCTCCAACTGTAGGTGATTCACTACTTCCAATTGAAACTAAATCATCTCCTTCTACATACTTAGTTATTATATATGTACCTGCACTTATGTTGCCCTTGGCTATATGTCGAGTAGATACAGATGCAGTTAACGTTTGATGAGCAAGGATATTGTAATTATCTATTATATGCAACATTGTATCCCCACTCCATCCATCTGGCGGATTTGCTTGTAAAGGTTGTAGTATTACATTTGTTCCAGATGGTATAGTAACTGCTTCACTTGGTTTAATTACAATTCCATTTCTAATATCAGTTACGTTATACCCTACTTCTCCCCAATCATAAGTACCTCGATTCAACACTTTATAATGAATACCACTATCAACATCTATATCTACTAACTCAGAATTAATTGTATTAATGTTAGCTACTATTGTTTCTCCTATAGATAATATTCCGCTGAATATACCAGTAAAGTTAGTAGTACCAACTTCAACTACATAATATTTAGCATTATGGTAAATAACACCACTTGTTACATCTCCAATATTATAAACTGGTATATCAAATGTAGAATAATTTATATCTGTATAGTCAATATCTGGTAGTTTAGCTAATTCAATAGACGTATATAATGGTCTAAGGTTATTAATTATTGCCTTTAATTCATCTCTAGTATTGTAAGTCAATAACGTTGACCCAATATCATTTGCTACTCTTAAAGCAAACTCAGATATAGAGTTGTTTAATACTATATCCTTTATAGTAGGAGTTAATTTACGATAGTGTTGGGAGTTAAGATAATTAACCCCAACATCTATCGCAGTGTGCATTTGTGTTATATTCATTAACGTATATTATTCAAAATGAATGTAATGCTTGCCTTTATTAAGCAAGACCGAATCTAATATCCAAGTCACTAATTAAAGCAGTCTGTTTGTCATCAACTGCAATTATCAAATGCTTAACAAATGATTCTGCTTGCATTGGGTAGTTAGCAGTACCTCCATTATGAATAATATCGTAAATTGTATAAGTTGCAGTAGGGTTTGTGTTAGTAGGAGCGTTATAAAACAATTCAGTTTTATAAGATGACTTGGTATCACCTTTATGAGAAGATAATTCCTGCTCAATAGCTAAAACTTTTGCATACGTGCCAACACCTTCAAAATACTTTGCATAAAGCAAGGTTGCATCTAAGGTATCTGCACCATATTTAGCAGTTAGTGTAATAGTGGTACTTGCACTATAGTATATACCATTAATATAAGCAGCTTTGTTGTCACTAGCAGCAGATTCAATAATATATCCAACACTAACCAAATCATCTAATACTTGAATACCATAATTAATTCCAATTTCTCCAACAAATTTAATACCATCGTCAGTATTATGAATACTAGCAGTTACAATCCTAAGAGGATCAATATTAATCTTGCTTACTAGTTTTCCAAGCAAAGTAGCTGCTGTATCAGTAGCGGTAGAAACAACAGTATAATACCGTTTACGAGTGGTATCATGGATAGATTTGTTTTTATTCTCTACTACAATGGTGTATGTAGAGTTAGCAACAATTGTGCCAAATGATACAGGTACAACCGAATCGCCAAACGCCATAATTTTAGCTACTGGAGCAGAATACTCACGTTTGCTAATTTCAATAACATTACCCCACTCAATTAAATTAATATCTGGTTTAACATTTACTCCATCGTATCCAATTACAAATTGGTACACACCCATTGGGTCTAACTCTGTAGTTGCTACTACTGGATCGCCTCCAGTAGCAGGGTGTAATACACCAGTTGCTTGATTGAAGATAGCTAATGACCCTGCGGCCAAAGCATTTACATCATCAAGTGTACTAACAGTAGTACCATAGGTATTGTTAGTTACAAAAATATGTTTCATAATTATTTATCTATTTTTCCTATAAGGGATTTGTACTTCATTTCATACGCATTTACCACCTGTGCATTTGAACTATCTTTAAAGTATCTAATTACATCTATCATTTGATTACCAAGAGTAACATCTTTATTTATTCCATCTGTAATTACATCAGACCCAGGAAGTTGATATAATATACCAGTTGCAATATATTTAGCTATCTTAGCTTTTAATGATAGATTTTTATCTGTGCTAATACTTAAAATCCACGATGGGTTTTCTTTACTAATACGATCTATTGCAATTACCTTTTCATCATCTTTGTACTTATCTGCATTACCATTTGGCTTAACTAAATTGTAAGCCCATAGTACATCTGAAAGTACAGTGTCATCAGATAATATAATTGATTGTGCTTTAATAAGATTGCGTTTACTTTCAGCTTCTTCTTTAAGTTGAATTGCTTTTTCCTCGTCAGTATATAAATAAAATCTAATTCGAGGACTAACATCTACATCTTTAATATTATTTGCTACATGGCCATGCTCTAGGGCAATCCTATGTACTAAATAATCATAACTATTAATAGGTCTTCCATATAAAATCCTTCTTTCATACGGTATATTACTTTCAACATAATTAGCAAGTGATTCATCTGAATTAATCAACTTGTTATCTTTCTGCAATAATTTTATATCTTCTTCTCTATTTGGATCGTTAATTGAATATAAGTGCCCTACTTCTAACTTTAGTGTATTTTGTATATATACTGTAAGAGAGCCAAAGTATTCTACTAATCGTTCATCCCATTTAGGTGATTCTTCTGATATACCTAAGAGTTCAGGCATTAGGAGGGACATAAGTTTACCATCGCTTTTTAATTTGCTTGTTGACCTTTTACTTTCTCCTAACCTGTCTGCACCACGAGGAAGATGAGTAGAATTTATCTTTTGAAATTCACTTTCCTGTTGTTTAACTCTTATTTCTACTATTTTGCTAATTTCAATCATAGTTGTTAAGTTATATTATTATTCTTTTATACTATGTAACTATTATTAATCTGCACTAAAATTAAGGAAGAAAGAAGTATATGGGTTTTTAAAGTTAATACCCATTGACATAATTACTTCATAAGAAGCAATATCTTTTTTAGTAGCGGCACGTGCTATGCTACCTTCACTTACAGAAGGCCCCCATACAGCTGGGATTGTAGACATACCTTCATAAATCTTAACGATTTTCTCTCTACCTTCTTCTACAACAATCTCAATATTACGACCCCCAGTTGAATCCAAAGAGTGGTCTAAGATTGCCATATTATATGAATAGAATGGATGACCATTGTACATTCTACCATTACGTCTATCCATTTGTGCCTCAGTTCCATGGTTAAAGTAATCTGTTTCTTGCACAGTAAGCAATACATCATTAATGGTTTTATACTGATTAAAGTATGCACCGTAACGAAGATAATCGCCACCTGTAATAAACTTATCCCCTAGTGGAGTAAAGAAACCTTTTGCACTAGAATCACGCATTACTGCATCATTAAACATTCGTTTGCCACCAGCTCCAGTATATAACACCAATTCACTAGGCGTATCATCAGTACGGTGATCATAGATATAATTAACAATACCATCTAATTTATCTAAAGTTAAATTAAAATAAGTATCGTAATTACCAACTGAAACAACCGTTTCAAATACACCTGCTCCTTTTGGTACAGGTTCATTAGTGGTAGGGTCTAATAAAGTAACACGTCCATCAGCAGTACGGTTATATTCACTTTTCCACAGATCATGTTCAATCATATTTGAATTTTGCCATTCAAATTGACGCATTTCTTCAGGCATCCACAACCGTGTTGGAGGAGCACCATCAAAAGTAAATTCAATCTCAGTTACTTTATTTGCAATGTTACCCGCAATGTTATTTGAGAAGCGATAAAAACCAAATTGGTTAGTAGCTTCACCAGGGGTAACACGATTGCTAGCAGTACCATCTGATTTACTAGCTGGAATAGTAGGTACACCATATCCCCATGCTGTGCCTGAAATGAAATCTCCTAGCGGAACATAGAGTTCTGAATTGCTAGACATTATCGTAACATTAGCACGATACAATTCACCTACTCTAGTAGGTTCATAATTTACACGTAATTGTATACCACTAGGTGAATACAATGTATAATAAGCGTGCAACATTCCATCTCTAAACAAAACATCAAATGTAGTTCCAGCTACACCGGGTTTTGTTAACGTTTGTACTAAACTATCAACAACAGTAATAAGTTCCATCCTACCCATAACTGGCCACCTGTATCTGGTATCGTTAAGTTTAGTTGGTTTTTTCTTAGTTACTCCATTTTGCCCTAACGTATAGTTAAGTAACGGAGTTGATTTACCTTGTTGCGTTCCCCATAAATAAGTAATCGCTTGGGTAAGTTCAATTGGGTTAACCAATTGGTTACGATATAGAGTATTTTCATCTACAAAATAATCTGTATCGTAATTTACAGCCTGTTTAATAATTCGCATAATAATTAAAGTGTTAATTTAGGTTTAACGTTTCTATTTGATACTGAACCTTGAGATTGATTGTTATTTCTAGGAACAACTTTAACTTTTTTCTGTGATTTAATATGCTTAATTACAGACTGTTTTATTAGTTGTGATGAATCACCATTAGTAAATGCTTTAAATGTATCTACCAAATCGTGATCTAATGTACGAGATTTACGTGTATTGTACAAATAAATATCATAGCCTGTTGCATTTACTCGTTTCCCATCTAATTCAACTGGTCGTTTTACATATAACCAATTAAAAAAATCTTCTCTAGTATATTCTTTAGGTTCACCTGTAATTGTAGAACGAATGACTTTAGGGATAATTAATTTCTCATTACCAACGGTAATTGATCCAGTTTTAATAATTTTATTATAAATAGAATCCTCTACATTAAGATCTATAACACTACCGTTGTTATCTATTGTAATACCCCAATATTCATCTGCTGCTTTTTTTGCAGCTAGTGTTTTACTTTGTAATTCTTTTTCAAGATTTTGCTTTTTCTCTTTAACTGTTAAAGCAAGATCGTTTTTTAATTTATTTACATAATCTAAATAGTTATCCCCATTTTTTAAATAATTGATATAATTTTTATCTACAGGGATACCTTTTTCTTTATGCCAATCTTCAACAATTGAATCTAATATTCCAACAGCAGTATCAGAGGACAACTGATAGGAATCATAATCTGGCAATTGTTCAAATTTACTAAAATCAGTACCATGCAATTCCATGTAATTAATTACATCTTTTAATTTAGGGTATCTGCTATAAAGTTCTTCAATTGCATCTTCTCTTCCTCTAGTAATTCCTTTGTCAAATACAGTATTAATAACATTGCTTACACTATCAGCTGATAATTCAATGTCATCAACATTCTCAAATAAATTACTAGCCAATAACCCTACTTTAAAAGGGTCATCATTTGTAGTATCAGAGAAGTCATATTTACTTGCTACATCTTCTGCTGACATAACAACTTCTCCTTTACTATTTACAAACTCCTTCTTATCGTTTAAGTAAATAGTTTCATTAAAACCATCTACTTCAACAACAGTGTAGTTATTTGTATCCTCTACTTTACCTTCTGTAGATAACGATTCAAACTCTGACTTTGTATATTTTACTTTACCTTCTTTGTCTATAACATCACCTGTAGCTGAAATATAGTAATCATTTTTTTCTCCTTGAAGGGATATTTTCTCTAGCGTAGTAATATTTGGAATTTGCTTATTTATATCATCATCTCCATCATTAGTTACTAGATTGTTATCTAGATTATCAATTGGTTTTTCGCTAGTAGATAAATTTACTGTATCATTTGCATTATCATTGCTACCTCCATCGTTTGCGTCACTATCAATGGTAAGTGCATAAAAACGAGTAGGAGCAATTGGATATAACGCAAAAGATACTATCCTTTCCATAGCATTAATTGTACTGTAAGTTGTTTTCACGTCTGTCATAATCAGTTATACGTTAATTTAATTATTATTGTTGTTACTAATTTACCATATAATAAATAAAATATTATATTGTGTAATAATTGTTAATTTTTATTCATTTTTGCAATTCTTTCCTGTGTGGCAAGCTGCTGTTTTTTAAATGCTAATGTTTCACTATGCTTACGTTTCTCAAACTCTTGTTTCATTTCAGCAAGCTGTTGCTTCTTAGCATCAGTTAATTGTTTAATTTGCTTGTCATATATATCTACTTCTCCTCCTTCAGTAACAGTACCTGCTTGCAACTTCATCTGCTCAATCATAAGTTTATATTCCATTTCAGCAAGCATTCTATTGGTTTCATATTCTTGCTTCATCTGTTCTAATTGAGATTCATGTTGGCGAGCAATTTCTTTATCTTGCATTAATGCTTGTGTAGATTCTTGTGCTGATCTGTGATTGTATTCAGCCATCTCTTTATCAAAATTACGTTTAGCGTCAATTGCATCTAATAGTGTTTGCTTTGCACCAGGCATATTATCAAAGTCTACACTTTCAATAGCTAATTCCATCATATCATTTTGTGCAGCTGATTGAGCAATTGCTAAGTAATGATTAATTTTATCTTGAGCAGCAGATGAGTTTTTAACAAAAATTCCATACTCTGATTCTAAATGTTCATCTACATCTACTACAAAATTAAGTAATTTACCTTTTTTATCTTCTACTGGCCCACACTTACCTTTATCCCATGCTATTTTACTGTACTCTAATAGCTTTGTTAAATCACGTGCCATTATATTATTAAATGTTTGCACAGATAAAACCATACCTAATCTTGCTCTAGCTATATTATATTCTACATTGCCTTTTGTTGCACGTGTATCAATATTGCCAAGAGCATCTTCATTAACACTAGCAGCAGCATAAGCATCTTGTTTATTTTTATCTCGTAATTGTATTAATATATTAATATAATTATACAAGCCATCATTTGATATAAACCTAACCCCCTCTGCTAATTCTTTTGGAGATAATTTACTATCATCGTATATAAGTAAACTATTGTTTTTAATTGAATAATACGCTTTACCTATATTATTATCCATTGAAACTAATGCACTTTTAGGTATAGCAGCAATATAAGATTGGTATTTAGCTACCTCTGATTCAATTCTATTTACTAGAATGTTATCTATAATTTGATAAGATGACAATCTAATTGGTATAGGCAATAATGCCATACCTTTTGCAATACCTACTTTACCACCAACTGGTAGTTTACATTTAGATAAATTATTTCTATCGTTTAATTGAACTGGTATTACTCTAGGTGGGATATATATGCCAGTGCTTTGATCACCTATTCTATATGCTTCAAACACAACGTTTATCCAATCGTACCTATATGTAATATCTCCAATTGAAGTATTTAATTTATAATCAGCAGGTAAAGGTATTTCTTTTTGACTTCCATCTAAATCAACATAAGTAACTATCTTTACTTTAGTTTCACTTTTAAAAAATAATCTATTTATGTATATCTCGTCATGATTCCAACTATCTAATGAACTTTGATAGTTTTGAAAAGATAATTTATCTTTACGTTGTGGATACATTTTCATAAACTCACCATACGTAATACCAAAGCTGGTAGTGCTTGCACCTTTTCCTTTGACTGAATCTACTCCACGTAATAACGCTTTATCTTCTTCAGATAATAAATCTCTAAATTCATCAATAAATGTAGAATACTGTAGTTTATATCTATGCAAAAATGCTTGAGAATCTTCTATATTCTGTCCATATTGAGCTACTGGAAACCCCTCCATTACAGGAATAACTTCATACTCTACTGAATTACCCTCTATACCACACATTGTATATACTTGATTAGTCATCCACCAATTCAAATATGCTTCAGTTCGTTTGTCATCAAACTCAACTTCATTTTTAATTAGCTTCAATATTTTACTATCTCGATCTGCTTTTTTATTTAAATAGGTTTCAACTACATTATTTACAAATGTTTCTGTATCAGGTAGCGTAGGTTCTGTACCAGTTGCTTCCGCTTCTTTTTGTAATTTATCAATTGTTGCTAGTAGCTTATCTACTGCTAACTTTAATACCTTTTGCTTAACAAAGTTTTTCTTTTCTAAAATAGCTTTTTCACTATTAGATATAACTGTTATTGGAAAAGGTAACTCAATATATTCACCAATTGATTTATCTCTAATTGATGATACAAAGTTAGTAGTACGAATTGGGGTGCTTAACTTCAAGTCACGTAACTCTGGGTCAGTAGACGATTTTAATGGAGTAATTACATGAGAATAATCTAAATTATTAATCACTCCATTAGCTATATCTAATGCCTGTGTAGCTAAGTTATGATAAGGTGCAGATAACGAAATTGCAGTGTTTATCCAATAATCTATTGTACTTTCATACCAATTTGCATCTTTAGTCTTAGTCATTAATGACACTCGTTGAGAAGGTAATTCTGAATATGTATCTGTCATATATTATTATTTAATATAATCCTAATTTATCTACTATTGATTCCGTTATATTTACTGCTGTATTTACATTAAGAGTGGTATCTATTTCTTCTTTAGTTAAAGCTAATATATAAGACCTTAGTATAACTAATAACAACAATGCACTTATTGTATCGAAGTTACCATATCCATCAAACTTATCCAATTCTCTTAATATACTAATTTCAGATATATCGTGTAAAACAAACTTAATGTAGTTTGTATCATCTGTACTATAGGTAGTATATATAAATGATTTTAATTGTAGTAATGCTTCTTCTTTTAACTTGCCTTCCATATTTATCCCAATAGGAACATTGGTTTCATCCATTCTATTACCCTTTTCTTTCATTTCGAGTAATCTAATTGGGTTTCGATAAAGTAGATTTGACCTTCCCCACTTATTAAAGTTAGCTTTTAAGTTACCTCTGTTTATCTCAACTAATCCACGGCAAGAATAATAAATAAGCATATACATAAATAACCTATCTGTATCTTCTGTTCTATCCATTCTTCCTCTATATGAGCATACTAATATATCTCCTTTTGCTCTAAATCCTCTTCTTGGTTGCATCCATATCTGGAAAGAGTTCAATGAATCTTTAATCCCAATTGAATCTTTATTTTTATCTATTGCAACTGGGTCAGCTATACCATAATATATATCTGTACCTTTAGAACCTTCTGGAATAGTAGGATGATGCCACACTCTTATACATCCATGCACATCAGTTCCAGTCTTAACTGGTACTTCATCTACATAAGGATGAATTTCATAATCTAATTTTTTAGCACGTATTGTAGAATGAGTAATAAATTTAGTTACCCCATCTTCTACAGTAAGTATTCCATCTGAATAATATTTGTGAGCATCGTTTGAAAAAACATCTTTTATATGACTACTTAATTCTTGACTACTAAATATACCTGAGGTAGAACCACTAAATGCTTCAGATGGTGTATTTGAATATTGTCCACAATATAGTATAAAATCTGATTCAGATACATCTCCATCTTCATATTTAAATTTACGCTCTTTCTTAGATATTTCAATTGCAGTTAAATAATCACTGTTACCATTTTCATCTAATGAAAACTTATCTCCTAATTGTCCTTGCAACCCCCACCAATATGGTTTATAGAATCCACATATTGTATTTCTAGCATTCTTATCCCATACATTTTCAAATCCTAAAAACTTATGCCTAGTAGGTTGATAAAAGTTTCTTTCAAATATAATCCATTTTCCTTGTTCTGATCCACCTGTACCAAATGCTACTATAAAGCCAGTTGTATATGACCCTGTTCTAGTAGTAGGTTCAAGCACTCCCATTACGCCATCAAAGTTTTCAAAGTTAGATAACTCTTCTAATTTAATACGTATTCCGTCTTTACCAATTGCTGCATCTTTGTTATTGAAAAACGACACAGATATAATACTACTTAAATATCCACCCTCAGTACCATCTATATATTTGAACCCTATTTTTATCTCTTCTAAATCTTTTTTTAATAAACCAGCAGGATAATAAAATCCTTGTTTATGCTTTCTATAACCACATCTATTAAATGGAGTATGCTGCTCATAAAAATCTAATTGAGTTCTAGCCATACCAGATATAGATTTCCCTTGCGTTAAATACTTTTTATCGAACGCTCCATGAATAACTGTAACATTTGGTATTAAATTTACAATATTAGCTGAATCAATTGCCTCCATATAACTGTATCCACCACGTCGTGCTTTACCTACTATAAAATGAAATGAGTTTAAATGTGCAAATTCTTTAGATTTAAAATACCAATATTGTGCATCTATAAAAATAGGAATTGATTCTTCTTTAGCTATATTCACTACTCCATTACGTATTTTAGTTTCATCTAAAAGCATCATTCTACCATAATTAATAAAATTATAATGCTCTCCTGTTATACGTAACTTAGCAGTTGATTTATTAGGTAATAGTTTGCACATTGCCTCATATCCTTTATACCTATAAAACTCCTCACGTTTACGGAATTTAGTATAAGGCGTTGTATCACGTTTAGCTTTTATATATACACCGTCTTTAATATACCGTATTGCAGCCTGACGTAATAAATGAGTATTAGTAAAAGTAAATGACATATTCATTAATATGCCACCACTATCTCCAATTAAAAAATCATCATCTGGGTCAATATAATGTTTGCTAGTTAAAGGATTTATACAATCTCTAGCTTTTTTATACTTACTCTTATCTGAATTAATATAATCTATAAAATCAGAAGGGTAATCAAAAATAAAATCATTTCCTATTCTCATCAAACAATGTTTAAATATAGATTATCATTTGATTTATTTATTAATTCAGAAATAACTGGATATATAGCTTTATACGTAAACTCACTATTAATAACTGATTCCACTATTTGTGAATCTTTTGTATAAGCCTTTGTACTATTGCCAACTATTATACATCCATCACTATCATCTACTGTATTACCTTTATGAATATATATATTACGTCTATGAGGAACAATGATTTCTATATGATAAGTAAACCAACTATATAAATTCCTATACTTAATAGTAAGTGGCGTATCTTGTTTATTAAAAGTTATCTTATATCTACCATAATTAATTGCATCTTCTGATGGTTCTAATGTATATATTTTATATGGCAATATGCTATTCAACTCACCAAGTCTATATATTGGGGTAGCGTTAACTATCTCTAAAAATAAATCAACTTCTATTACATTCTTAGCAAGATATTCACGCACCTCGCTATTATTTCTTAATCTTAAATTACAACTTGAATGCGTCATATTGATTTTTTTTATTATTGTTTGTTAAATTAATATTATTGATAAGCATATCTATTTCATTTTTCATATAAGTTAATTTAATTGGATTTGTTTTCCAAGTATCTAAATCATTAACTTTAATTACCTCATGTGTAATATGAAATAAAATTAGCCCTATTAAATTAAATCCAAATCGTTCAACAAAATTAGCATACAATGATAACTGTAATGTATATTTATTACCTACTGATGCTGGAACGTGAGATAAGGGATATTTAAGAAACTCATTTGTATATATAAAATTATCACTTAACTCACCACTAGTATCTTTTTCATAATACCCTGATTCAAATCTAATATCTCCTTTATTTGTTTTCCAGTCAATTATAATAAAAGTATTATCTTTAACTGCTAACAAATCAATCATCCCGCACACTAATATATCTGGATGATATACTACTATTTCAGGATAAAATTTAAAGCCTCTATTTGATAAACCAACAATTAAATTATATATATCCACATACTTAACATTTAAATCTTGATTGAGCAAATCATCTACATTTATACTACCAATTGTATCTAATCTATTACTAACTAAATCATGTATGCTATACATTCTACTATATGAATAACCATTTATTGATTTGCTATCAGATTTATATAGTTGTTTTATGTGCCCATTGGCAATCTTAACAGTTTCCTCTAAATACCCATGTTCTGTATTACCTCTAACTAGTGATTTGTCAGTAATCACTTTCCATTCATTTAACAATTGGTTAGCTGTTTTGCCTTTATATTTTAAATAATCTCTATGATTTCTATTTTTACCAATTCGTTCGCAAGCCAATGCAATTAATTTAAAATCTTTACTTGGCTCATATTCCTTTAGCTTAGTTGTTACACTTGTATATTCATTTCCAAATTGATCTGTATATCTATGTAACGCTTCATTGAAATATATTATTCTTTTTTCTACCATTAATTTATCATGTTAATTATTGATTGTGATGGATCCATTGAGTCTGATACAACCCCTCCACCTTGTGCAACTGCTTTACTTTTCTCTTCTTCTTGTAGCTCTTGTAATGCACTATTAAATGTTCTTACTTGTTCTGGTACTGATTTAGATAATGCGTCTAATGCTTTCTCTAATTCTACTAATTGATTGATTTTTTCAATAACTATATTGTGATCAGTATCATTATAACTATTTATTGTTCGTTGTAGCAATCCAATCTTCTTAGATATAATTTCAATACTTTTATTGCGTAAGTTATATTGAACATGAAGATTCTTAACATACTTTACTATAGATGAATCATTTGTATTATTGAAGTGCTGTATTGCGTGTAACACCTTTTCGGAAGGTTTCCATAGTAAAGATAGCCCTAATTCTCGTTTAGCTACTTCAACTAACTCCTCTCCCGTTAATCCTTGTTTAACCAATGAACTATTATAATGCTGGGTCAATACTACAAAAGCCAACTCCTTATTTCTTAATATGGGGTCAGCTTTATCATCATATAGATCTCTATATGCTTTATCACACAATGGCAAACTAATACTTACAGCATTATCTTTATCACTTAAAATAGGTGAATAATTTTTATCTATATCCATTTTATCAAAACAAATAAATAGAATTAGCTATCTTTCTAAACATTATGCCTAACTTAGTTACACCTTCTTCTTTATTAGATGCACTTGCTTCTTTAACCAATTGATTATAAACTTTAGTTGTTAGCTTTGTTTTACTTCTAGCTGATTCTGTAATTACGATATTTTTCATATTGCACATATTTAATTTCACTCCAAAAATAAGTAATAAATTTTATATATGCAACACCTAACCACAATATTTTTACAATTTATTTATATAGCTTTGTATTTCTTTTGCCATATCAATAGCTTTATTTCGTTTTGCCCGTTTAATGCTTCTAAATTTAATGGTGGCTTCTTTGTCTATTTCTGACTTAATGCCATGTTTCAAATCTTTTGGTATATCATGCCAATTACTAAACCCATGCTTTTGTAAAACATTGTTTTGTATTTCAAAATAAATAGCTTTTTTTGGGTTTTTTGTAAATGAACCAATTTTTGGTATAACTGCTCGTATCTCGCCATTTAACATTTCATCTTTAACACATTCTATTTGATGAGTTAAAATAACTTCTACCATTTCACTTAATATAGAGTTATCGACTTTAGTTAATTTGTATGCACCATTGCTTTTAATTGCAGCAACTGCTTTTGCTATACCTCCATTAATTATCCTATCTTTTTGCATATTACAAGAATACGTTTAATTAATTACTTTATACCAATTAAATAATTAACATTAACTAATACATATTCAATAAATTTAGTTTTACTATGTTTATTCTCAGGCCCAATTGATGCAAAAAGATTATTATCTATAAAATATCTAATTGACTGTGAGTTATAGGAATCTATAATTGGAGTAGCTGCTCCATTATCAACCAATGTACTCAATTTACTACTAAAAATTGGACTTGTATTCAATAACTCGCTATCTACTTTATTTCCAATTGCTACAATCTTAGTAGATATTAACTCGCTTGCACCTGGCTTTTGTAAGTCTTTGATATTATGTAATAATAAATTACTAATCTCATACACACATTCGATTAATAAATTATCCTTAATTGGTTTAACAGTAGTTAGTATCTCATTAACATTTTCCATTTTAAATTAGTTTAGTTTTAGTTTTATTAATTTATAATTGTATTATTATAACTATATTTACTAATAGATTAACTTATTCAATTTATTTCTAATAATTTTCCCTTTGTTAGATTAATATATAATTAATAATAGATTACTATATCTCTCGGCTTTGCTAGTAATTGCATAGTAAGGGTATGTCTTATTATTTATTTTTTTTATTTTTTTTTTAATCTATTTTTAATAAAATTAAAGTTATACAATTTTTTTTTAATTTTCAATTAATTTTATTAACAATCTATTAGTAAATATTACTAATTCGTTGTGGCTCAATGCTTTATGCGGTAATAATAAAATTAAAGTAAATATATTAGTAGCTAAATCATAACTACTGAATAAACTATTTATTTCTTATCCTCACCTATTTTTTATATAATGTATATTTAAAGTAGTCATATTATATAGCCTCTATACATTTGTATGTAGCAATTAACACTTTTAATTTCCCCGGAAGGAAGAAAAAATGCCCTCCACCTTTTGACTATTAGTTAATACACTTATTTATTAGCTAATTAACTTATAGGTGAGAAAGGGTGAGAGAGCATATACCCACATTAACAATTAGAAAAAGGAGGTACGGCTAAAAATTAAAGTGGGGGCGGTAGGGGGGTGGCAAGTAAGTAGATTATATATAGCACCAATAAAAAAGAATTTATATAAACAAAAGTAGACTAAACAATACAGTAGATTGATATTAAGTTAAATAGAATTAAATCAATTAGTAAGGGAGGTGGAGTAAGTGAGGTTAGATTGTAATGTGATGTATGAAGGTAAGGTAAGATAGAATAAATGATGATATGAGGTAGAAGAGTTAGGTGAGATAGATAAATAAAGTAAAGGGATGGAGTAAAAAGGTTAAGTAAAAGGGTGAGTTAATGCAAGCGGGGGCCACCTATTATCTAAACTACTACTAACACTTGTGTTTGGAAGTACCCCCTACCAAGGGTGGGTATAAACATTACACAAAATTGCCAATAAATAGATAAATATTATTTATTTATTGGTAAGTGCCACGAAGGCACAGTCCTAAGTTATCAGGGATCAGTAGTTGATAGCAAACTTACATTTAATATTATGAAAAATAATATTAATGTGCGAGTTGCATCCTTTAGGGATGCATTCCAGAAATTCCTTAGCTACTCAGACGGTAGCTTTGGAGTTGAGGAACTGGCATCATTCTCCAAGTTAAAGGAGAAGGGTGCTATAGGTTACCGTAACAAAGAACAATTGTGGGACGGTAACCACAGTTCCTCGCAGGAATTCGTAGAACTTTGTATGGTGGAAACACCTTTTATTTCTGACAATCCTTGCAGATTCTACGTTGTTAGCTATCTCTATGTTGAGAATAGCAACAATTCCTGTAGAAGGAAAGAAACTCACGTATTCGTACCTAACGAATAGTGAGTTTCCGCAGTTGGGTCTTAGCTAGTTCCCCAAGTTAGACAAAGAACAGTATCCCTGAATCTGCTACAGGTGATAAAATAGTAGAAAATTAGTACTATCCTAACCACATAAGATAGTCTAGAATGGCACGTGGTCTAGTTTAACCGTGCTTACCCAAACCATTAGGGTATAGTAGTTAATGGTACAAAGGTAGCCCAGCTATGGTTAGATATTCAGGTTCGATTCCTGACTGGGCACTAAGACTGTGTAATCTCAGCAGTCTATAAACTATTCCAATTTAACAAGGTAATTTGAGATATTCTCTATAAACACTACTACTATACTATATATATAGTTAATGGTTATAGAGTAGTGAATACAGTAAATTACACTAGACTATAATAGCAATTTATACTAGTGGCATACAGCTATTCGCAATTGCAACTTACAGCAAATGCTACTGCA